TAATATTAGCTTGGTTTGTTCTTTAACTGTTGCCATTACAATTCGGTGAAGTAGGAATTGTAAACAAATTTAGTGTAAAGTTTTTTAATTATGCAAAATAATTTTCTAAAAGAGTTTGGTTTGTGCTTGATGTTGTGATATTCGTTTCATAGCTGCATCGAAATAATCCTTATCCAATTCACAAGCCGTTAAATCAAATCCGTAATCATGGCAGGCTATTGCTATACTACCACTTCCTAAATGAGTGTCAAGTATTTTTACATTTGAGTTTCTGCAATCAGTACATAAATGCCTGTAATGTTCTTCGTGCTTATGGTCGCATTTTATTTTAGCGTATTTGTCTAAAAGCCATTTGTAAAGCTGTACGGGTTTTTGGGTAGGGTGGATTCTTTTTTTTCCTCCGTTGGTTTCTGCCTTGCTGCTCATCCTGAACATGAGTAACTGTTTTTCAAATGAAGTCCACGCAAGTTCTCCATGAGAGAAATTAAAAGTATTCTCAAAAATCTTATCCCAAAAAATCCAACCCTTAGATGGTTTTAAAAATTGAGTAAAATAATTACCACCCCATACAATTTGATTCTTTGAAACTCTAAACAATTCATCCCAATACTCTTTACATGGAATTTCAACATCCCATTCTTTTTTATCATACTTTTCTTGCATATCCCAAGTTGATGGTCTATCAGGTTTTCGAATATGTATTGCTCCATCAACCCCTATCCCATACGGAGGGTCTACAATAGCCAAATCAAAATACTTGTCAGGGTAGCGAGCCATTAACTGCATATTATCTTCGTTGGTTATTGTTATCATTTATACTGTTCGTTTATTTCGTTAAATGTTAAATCTCTCTCTATCTTTTTTATCACCGAGTAATCATCACTAAATCGTATGCTTCTGTGACAATCGTAATATTGTTTGCAACACCTTATGAACAAATCAGGATTATTCGGTGCGTAGTCTTTTACTAATATCATCTGTCCTACTTCTAATTTGTCAAGTATTTTAAAGCATTTGGTTAAAACCCTATCTTCAATTAACTCAGAATGGTCTGAAATCATCGTCATCTTCTTGCTCTTTAAAACTTTGGTCAAAACTATAATTCGGTGTTATTGCCGATGCTGGTTTAACTTGATTGTGAAAGTTTAATACAGGGTTTAAACCTCTTTCGGTAAATAGCCTTGTAGTGCAATACTCAAACCCACAACTTCCTTGAACCATTTTTAGACTAATCGGATTTGCATAAGGTGTTACCCTTCCGCCTGTTTCTGTTTCCTTAACCTTTCTTACGTGAATTTCTGTAAACATCCACTCGGAAGGGTGTTGAGTAATTCGGTGTATCGTTACAAATTGGTCTGCCTTGTTTGCAAACATAACTCCCATTTCAGTATCTTCTTTTTGCGGTGCTTTTGTATATCCACTATTGTCTTTATTCCTTGCTGCCCCTGTTCCTACATGACAGTTTAAATATATCGAAATATTATTGTTCTTGCAATAAAGTTGAATATAACTTGCTGATTCGTAGTGGTAATCGTAGGTTGCTTGTTTTGAATTAGTAGCCATATCTAACTTCAATGAATTATAGGGGTCAATCATTAAAGCATTGTATTTTTTCTTCTTCATTGCTTTAGTAGTCATATTTAAAATATCCTTGTAGTTAAAAAGATTCTCTCCGCACTTGATAATATCAAAATTATCTGTTACCCAATTTTTACCTAAATTGTATTTTTCATCAGACATTGTTTGTATGCTTTCACACCAATAAAATTCTATCAGTTTCCGAACAACAGAACCTAATTTGTTTTCAGAACTAAAAATAAGCCACTTCCAATTATGTAAAATGTTTGATAGTGTAGCCAAATACCAAATCATACTTGATTTACCAACATTATCTAATCCATTTATAATCACTAAATCTCCCTCTTTAAACAGATAATATTTATCAAGTTCAGGTATTCCTGTGCTTTTACCCATTTCAAAAGTTCCTGTTCTCCATTTTTGCAGGTAATCTTCGTAATCAGTTGGATTAGCAAGGAAAGAATAATCATCGTCAGATAAATCAATAATGCTTGGAACTTCGTTATTGTGGCTAACTATCTTTTCAAACCTATCTCCATAGCCTAAATCGTAAAGTTTTTTCGGAAGTTCACGGAAATCTCCGTTACATTCAAGAATACAAAATACGGCATACGGCTGATAGGCTTTCTGTGAATCAAACTCGGTTGATGTGCTAAAAACACTAAACCAATTCTTTTCTTCATCAAAATTCCCCGAATGGTCGGCTTTAGTATCGCCCGGTCTTTGCATTAATATTTTACTACCTTTTTTACCTACTGCTTTCCATCCATGTTCAATAAGCAACCCGACAACATCACCACGATTATTATAATCTTCCAATGGAGTTAAGCCCTTGTATTGCTTTTTCTCAATCCTTTGAGTTGGTACATATTCTTTAACTACTTCATTAAACGAATATGCCACGTTAAATAAAACTATCCTTTGCTCAATTGTTATTTCTTGAATATTATCAAATGAACCATAAACTAATTCATATCCTTTTGTTGGGTAACAAGCGATATATCCTTTCTCCCCTCTTGTTTCAATAAGAACTCTAACCTTGTCGGCTTTTGCTTCCTTCTCAGCGACTTTCTTTGCGTAGGCAACCCTTTTATCGTCAGTATCTAATTCGATTGATTGTATGGCTTCTTTAGTGGCTCTATCGTAAGATTTATCATAGGTTGTCTGCTTCTCTGCAAGAATTGTTTCCCTTTGAGCAAGTTTTAGGTTTCCTTCAATCGTTTCACATCGGTAAATAAAATGATAACCGTTGCTTACAGTTTTTTGAACCGTAAGTTTTGATAGGATTGTTTTATCAATGTCGTTTATAGCTTTTTTGTAGTCATTAAACAATGTTCCTGTCAGGTCGTACTTTAAGTCAATATCAATAGCTTCTACGTTTCCTGAAATTGAACCACAGACAAGACCTATCGCTTTGGCATTTGAATAGTCGTACTGTTTTTTAGTTTGTTCCCATTTTTCATGTATCGGTCTTTTGTTTTCCAATACAGGCATGAATTGTAAATTAATATCCTCTGATATAGGCTGCATATTGTTCATCTGTCATTGGTGAAACTTGGTGGTTATTATTTTCTATATTCTTATCACCGTATTCTTTAAATAACCACTTGTTTGCAGTAAGATAAAGAGAATTGTACTGTGTATTCTTTTTGTGATTCTCTATCGCATCAATAATTCTATCAATCTGTTCTTTAGAATATTTCTGATTAAGTTTATTAAATTCAAAAAAAGAAATTGATAGATGCTTGAATTTTCTATAAATTTTATTATCTCCTTCTTTATTAGATATACTATCTATTATATCTTTATCCTTATCCTTATCTTTATCTTTAACCCCTTCCTTGAGGTCTTTTAGACCTCTAATTGACCCCAAATTGACCTCATTTAATTCTAATAGATTAATAATGCTTTTATGAACCCTATTAGCACTATTTAGTTGGACTCCGTATTGAAATGATATAAAATCTTCAATATACCAAAGTGTAGGCTTAATTACACGAACTCTATCTTTATCGGAATTAAAATATTCAAGTGACCTATCGGTTGAGATATTGCACCCAACTAAAGAGTTGAACATTCTGACATTAACTTTGAATAGTCCTGCGTGGTCACATTCACAAAGTATGTAATTCCAAAATAGCTTGTATTCGTTTGGCATATCTAAGAACCAATCCTGATTCCAAATATCCGTTCCTATAAATCTCTTAGCCATATTACAAACTATTTAAGTGGTCTGTAATTGCTTGTTTTAGGCTGTTTGGCTTGACATCTGTCTTTAGTAGCCATTGGAGATAGCCAACTTCATCTTTGTTTGTCATATCGCTTATAAGACGGTCTTTGTATTTACCAAAGAATAGTTGTGCAGGTTTACCTTGTGGAAGGTTCTTAATGTAGGATTTACATTGGTTGCAAAATGCTGTTGTGTGGATTCCTCTTTGTTCGGTGTAGTAGTCGTCAACCGAATTACACTTGTTACAAGTTATTGTGGTTTGCATAGAAAATAAAAAGCCGAACAATGTAAGGCTTTGTTCGGCAGTTTGGATTAAACTTGAATAATATCTGACGCCTTACTTTCAAATATCACTCATAATGATAGAACGAATTTAGAAACATTATTTCATATCTACAAATTTATTTCAAAATAAAAAGTCGGCTATTACACCGACTAAACAATTAATTAAAAAAGCCATGAGCGCACACTACTTCACTCATGGCTATGGAAAGAAACTAAACACACACGCTCAGGGTTGAGCGAATTAGATAGACAAATATAGCAACTTAAATTAAAATTCCAACATTGCTTGTTCATTTGGCAAATACACCACGTA